GGCGCTATTGACCATCTTTTCCACACCGGTGACAACCCAGTTTACTGCGCCGCCGATAGCATCTTTCATCAACTGCGGTAATTGGTCCCAAGTGATTTTGATAGCTTCGAAAGCGAAGATGAAAGACTGCACCATTTTGTCGATACCCTTCACCATTCCTTGAAGCATGTCTTGCGTCACGAAATTGATGATGGTTTCGAGAGTTTGAAGCGTTGTGTTCTTGATAGCAGTCCAAGCGTCATGGAACAAGTCCGGCAACGCGGCGAGAGTAACGTCTATGATTTTGGCCGTGGCTACCCAAGCCCCTATGACTTTATTCATCACTTTCGGGAACCATTCGGCAATGAAGTCAAGTACAGTGCCGAAAGCTTTTCGAAGACCATTGACCGGCCCCTCAATAAGGTCCCAAATATACCCACCGATAACTTGAAACACCGCCTTCGTGGTGTCCATAAACGTCACTGCTACGTCGGTGGTTTTGTTGATCTCTCGCGTCAATATACCAAAGCCACCGGCAAGGACGGCCAAAGGCCAAAGTCTCTTGCCAATCCCTCCAAGAATACGGCTGATGTCGCTAAAAGCTTGTCGAACGCCCCCTTGCCCCGCATAGATTTGCAAGATTTGAGAACCCTGTTGGATCATGACTGTCATAGGGTTCATGCCCGTGGCAAGAGTCATGCCGATGTCATTCAGCTGGTAGCCGAGGTTCATCATCTGCATACGACCCTGGCCCACAGATCGTGTCCATTGTTGAACGGGCCGAGTGTCGAATACGGGCATAGCCGCAGTTTGTGCTGCTCGAGCTGCTGACGCATACCCCCACACTTCTCGCTGTGCTTCGCGGTATGAGCCCGCGACGACTTTCATGGTCGACGCGAGCCGGTTCATTTCCGAGGTATAGCGGCCTTGCGTCATTTTACCCGCCGCAAGACTTCGAGTCAGTTCATCCACCTTGACACTGACCTGGTTCCAGGACATAGCCATGCTGTTGGTAGCCGCCCGGGTTTGGGACATACCCTGGCTGAGGTCTCGGGACAGGTCAGTCATGTCTGCCCGTACCGAAACAAAAAGTCTTTCAATCAGCCGGCCGATCATCCGGATACTCCTTCATCATTTTGCGCAGCTGCGACGAAGTCATGGGGGTTTCGGGTTCGCCATACTCCTTTTGAATATATCCTTTGAGAGCGGCCTGCCATTCGCGCAGGCTCATCTCCCAAAAGACATCGGGAGTATAGTGGATATGCCCAAAGGCGACCTTCATCCAGTATTCCCATGGCGTCGGGCGACTGCTTACCCCTTTCCCTCGGTATCGTCCTCCGTATCTTCTTCCTTGTCGGCTTCAAAACCCGCGGCGTTGAAGCACTCACGGATCACGACCATCAATTCCTTGATCGTCACGTCCCAGTCGATCATGTCTTTCGACGTGACTTCCTTGTGGCCCCCACCGTTGAGTAGAGCGACGAAGATAGTAAGCACGTCTCTCATGCGAGCGTTCTTCATCACCTCGTCGATCTTGGTAAGACTTTCCACACCAAGGTCTTCTTCGATCTGAGCGATTGCCCCGAGAGTCAAGCACAGTTTGTAGTCCTTGCCCTCGGGGCCTTTGACCTTCACTTCGCCTCGTTGCTTATTTGCTTTGGTCATTGGGTCTATCCTCCTTAAGTGACCGGTTTCAGTTTCAGTATGCCGCGGGCAACGAGAAGACGCCCGCAGTGACCGAGGATGTGCCGGAATATTCGATGGTCACTTCACCATCAGTATCCATATAAGCCTCGGTGAATGGCCCGATGATACGTTCTTCGCCGGCGGGCACTGAGACGACAAGATCGCCCACAGTGACCACGCCAACACCTTGAACTCGAGCCGACGTCTTGACGGCAGTGATGGTGACATTGATCGAGCTCCCACCCCCGTTTTTGACGTGAAGGAAGTTCCGTTGAGCCGTGTTGACCTTCACGGTATCTTCCGAATTGGCCGCCGTATAGGTGGGTTCAACACCTGATGCAACGACTTCTTGTAGTGTCAGTTCAGCCATAGGACAGTCCTTCCTTATGCTGCGGTCCAGGTCAGTTCACCCGCGGACTCGAACGTCATCGAGTACGTGGCTTCCCCGTTGTACTCGCCGGCGTAGTCAATGGCAGTGACCTGAAAAGCCCCTTCCACAGTGCCGAAGTCGGGGATGATGAATTGGTAATCTTCGATGGCTTGAGTGAAGAAGTAACCGCGAACGTCGTCCTCTCCCGCGCTATCTTTGAAAACCCCCGAACCGGTCAAGGTTGCCGATTTCATCCCGGCATCCGCCAGCAGCTCGCGCCACTTGTTGACGGAGTCCGAGTCGGATACGTCGACCGTTTCTGCGTTGAAAGAGATCGACTTTGAGCGCATCCCGCCGATGGTCACGAACGACCCAGCGCCGTCCGAGTCCACCTTGATAAGGATGTCGCTACCTTTTTGTGCAGCCATTATTAGGCCTCCTCTGTTACGGCACGGAACAGCCCGATACCATGGTAAAGTTGCCCTTCCCGCGTCATGGTCCGAGACACGCGCCGGCAGTTCACCAGGTTGTGGTCGGTAAGCGAGTAGGACGTGACATCATGCAGAAGCTCATAGACCCGTTGCATGATTTTGCGCGCTCTCTTTGATCCTTCCTTGTCATCCCAGACATGGACGTAGACAGCGTGTTCCTCTCCGTTATCGGTGGTTGTGTCCCACTCATCGGAGTCTGTGATATGGTAAACGATATAGGGGTACTTGGTATTACGGGGCACATAGTCGTAGATACGATCTCCCACATCACTGTGGATCGTGGCATCGCTACGCAAAGCCTCAATGTGAGCTCGGATCAATCGTTCACTTGCATCGGCGGCCATCACACTGCTCCTTTAATTGCATTGTGGATCGCGTCGATGATCCGCTGACGCCAGCGAGTCAGGGCTGGTCGAAGGAAAGGACGCGGCAGCATATGACGAGTACCGTATTCAAGTTCTCGGGCATAGGGTGCTCCGGCGGCAATGACCATATTATACTGAGTTGGATCAACATCGACTTCGATAGAGTTGACCAACATTCCCAAGTCTTCAGCCGGTGCCTCATAAGGTCTTGACACTTTGACTTGCCTTTGGGGACGGTAGCGAGTGACGATAGGTCCGGACTTGGTCTTACGCAACTCTTTTTTGATGTCCTGCTCGATGGGATTGGCAAGACTTCTCAAGGCAGCAACAACTGCAGCCTGGATGCCCCAATCCAATCGCTTGACTTTAGCTTGAAGCGAAGACAAGTTTCTGACGCGAACAGTTAGACGAGGCATTATTCGGGCCCTCCTTCACGAAGGGCAAGCAACAGGAACTCTTGCAGATTGTCAGGGTCATACGCCTGCTCGATGTAGTGGTCGACATTGCGATAGCGTAGGATCATCCCGGGCTTCACGAGCTCGTTGTAACGAAGCCAGCAGGCATGTGTTGTTACCTCGGTGAATTGCTCCCCCCACTGACGCTCTCGACCAGTTACTGGCTGAATGTGTGCCCAGTAGTCATTGAGCTTCGTCGCGCCGCTCGGGTCCTCTCGATCAAAGCCACCAGAGCCGTCATCCGTTCGGGTGACGACATAGATCGAAACACGGTGGCGCATACGGCCGATGTCAAAGAGGCGACGTTTCTTCATAGCTTGGCCACCTTGTATCGGTTGAGGATTGACTGCAAGTGGATGGGCGCCACAGCCTGGTTCATGTCGGACTGCGTCTTCGTGAACTCACGGTTCTCATACCAGTGGGCTGCCAGCATCTTGACAGCAGTCCGAAGGGGGGCGGGCACGTCAGTCGCATTGTCTCCGTATCCACAGACGTAGACGACTTTGACGCCGTTCCTGTTTCGGGTGAACACCGGCCACGTTGCTCCCGTGTTGAGGATGATTTCCCCGGGCGTCCTAGTGGTGTTCAAGAAGTAGTTGGCTGCGTCGAACGTGGTCTCGGTGTTGTCATCATCGAAGGTGGAGACCGACGTGACAGACTGCAGCGGACCGATGGGCAGCTCAATGGAGTTCGCCTGTCCCATCGTGATCGAACCTTCGCGAACTCCGTCCCACCATCCCAGCGGGTCCTTCGTTTGCGGCCAGCGATCCATATACGCGGTCCAGGTTTGGGTGATGAAGGCTCGACGGGTGAACTCCTCCGCATACTCGCGAGCGGCCTGGATCAATGTTTCAAGCAAAGGCCCGTCCACAGACTCAAGTACGTTGTCGCCGCGCAGAAAAGTGTCCATCTCAGCAACGGTAGCAACTTCTGTTGCGGGGTTAGTAGTGCGTTGGCTCGAGATGTTCATCTGACACTTCCTTTAGGTTAGAGGTAGGTGGCGGCCAGCTCCGGGAGGAGGATAGAGCTGACCGCCGTCCCACCGGCGAACGAGGATCACGCCGGCGGGTTCGAAGCCGGCGCTTCATAGGGCTCGAGGATGGCGATGACACACATCGGGGCATCGCCCGAGTTGGCCGTAACGTCATCAATCTCGATAGACACGTAGTCCTGATCGCCCTTGTAGCCGATCTTCCGGCATTCGCCATCGTCCTCGAACGTGAAGCCTGCCAGCGCTTCCGTGCCGATCAGGTCCTTGTCCTCGACAGCGGTGTGGTCGCCCTGCGTCGAAGTCGATCCTTCCTTGACCGTGACGGCCCAGGTCGCGTCGGCATCGGCAAGAGTGCCAAGCGCGATAACGAAAGTCACCGACTTGTAGTGCCGAACGTCGATGGCAGCGGACACTTGCGCCGTACCATCATCCACCACGACAGGAGCGACTGCAACCACCGGGTGGATGTTGTTCATAAGGTCCCGTTTCATGGGTATCTCCTTGCTTGAACATTTACAGGTTGGATGAGGCGCTCATTCGCCTCACCCGGTAGTCAATCAGTCTGCGAATTGCAGAAGCTTGATCGCCTCGTAGTGGGCAATGCCACCGCCGACACGCTTCGTGGTGTAGAACTGAACATATGGCTTCGCCGAAAACGGATCACGCAAGACGCGAACACCGATACGGTCCACGATCAGGTAGCCACGCTGAAAATCACCGAATGCGATGGCAAAAGCATCGGACGCGATGTCAGGCATGTCTTCCATTTCGAAGATCGGATAACCCATCAAACGGTCGGGCTGACCGTCACGCAGGCCCGAGGACCACAGCTGACGACCATCGGCGTCACGCAGCTTCATGATCGAAGAAACCGTTTTGCGGTTCATCGTGAAGCGAGCGTTACGGCGAAAGACCGGCTTGAGCGCGTAAACAAGGTCCACGATATTGTCGGTCTCAGCCCCCGGATCGGTTGAGCTGTCCTTCCAGTCACCATCGACACCGGTGATGACACGGCCCAGGTTGCCCCAGGTCCAGTTGGCGTTGGCGACAGTCGGATAAGACAGGAAGCCACGCGGTTTGTTCGCCCCGTTACCGGTGACGAAAGCGGCGCCTTCTTGAACAGCGAAGTCGATGGATACTTCATCGGCCAGCCATTGTTCGATGCTGATAGCACCGTCATCCAGCATGGACTGAGTTGCCGAAGGGTTGGCATACAGCTCCATCACCGGAAACTCGAGCACGTCGAGCGTCGGGGTATCAGTGTTAGGCCGTGCGCCTTGCTCACCAACCCAGCCGCTGGAAGCCCCACCTTGCGACACGCGCTTCTTGTAAGAAGCCGTGGACACCTGGACAATGCGAGCAAGTTGACGCATTTCCGAGATTTCCGTGACAACACGGTCGATGGCGCCTTCCATCTGAACGGGAACAACATAGCCCCCATCGGGATCAGTGCCGACCGACAAAGCCTTGGTTTGAAGGCCCCCGAGACTTTCTTCGCCAGCGCCTTTACGGAACCAGTCGTTGAACGCTCGTTTATGCTCCATCTGAGCATCGGTCAGTTGGGTTTTGGTGCCATCAGGAGCCGTCATCATCGGACGGTTGTTCTCGAGACGCAAAGACTCGACTTGCGACTTTGTGGCTTCAAGAGAGGCAGTGATCTTCTTCACCTCGTCCTGGGTCACAACGTCAGCCGTTTTCTTGTCCGACGACTTCTTCATCTCGGCCAATTCTTGGTCGGTCTTTTGCATGAAAGCTTCGAGCGTTTGAGAAAACGTATCGACAGCTTTCTTGATTTCGACGGTATCAGGCGCATTCTTGCGCTCGCCTTCGCCGCCACCGGTCACGTCCTTCACTTCGAGCGGACCACCGGGATAAGATTGACGTTTCATGTCAGTCTCCTTTGCAGGGTTTCATTCATCTGACGGAGGCTTTCCGCCAGACTGTTAAGCCCGTCGTCAGGATCGCCCTGTCCGTCGGAAGTGTTGGCGGCATTCCAACCGCCGGCGATAAGCTTGACAGCCATCGCATTGGGCATGCCTGCGTCTCGCAGTACACGCTCCACGTCTCGCTTGTTCCAGTCGCCTTTAACCGACGTGACTGTAGCCGATGTCAGCATAGGGAAAGTGACGAGCGAAATTTCCCACAGGTCAAGTTCCTTCAACTGACGTTCGCCTGTGGCGTCGTCGCGGATGGCCTTGATCGTGCGGTAACCGATTGAAAGACCGTCAATGATGCCGGCCTTCATGAGTTCATAGGTTTCCTTGGCTTTCGAGACCGAAATGAGCAAACGGCCCTTGACGTAAAGGCCAGTTGCATCTTCAGACATCTCATCCCAAATACCAATGGGATAAGAGGGGTCATGTTGCCACAGCATCTTTACCCCTTTGGGTTTTCGACGCCGCAGCGAACCTTTGAAAGCGCCTCGCATGACCGTATCGCCCCCCTGGTCGCGGTCACCAAACTTCGAAGCATATCCCTCGAAGACGCCCTCATCGGAAACCTCCTTGAGGTCAAGAGGGACAAACTTCTTTTCAGTGTTTGTGGTCATGGACGAATTTCCTTTCCTGCGTGATAATACCTCAATCGGCGGGGTTTGGCAACCATATTACCGTCTCGTAACATACGCCCATATTGCTGCCAACACGCCGCCTGTTAGGATAGTAGTAATTCCGACGATAATAGTCGAGCCTATTTTTTCGGATGTTCGCCGGTATTTACTGACCCATGCTTGGTTCTGCCTAAACTCAGAGGCATGGTCGAAGTCATTAGGGTTGATGCCCAACACCTTAAACGTCTCATTGACCGCCTGGTGCGTGGCATCTCTCACGACCTCCTTGAGTCGGGCTTCTTCTTCAGGTGTTAGTGGCATTACGCCCCCTATCTTAGCCGGTAGTTTACAGTGCAGCGACAGTTGGCATTGTTGCGCGCTGACGCATTAGGATCGCCAGGATACATCATGAGCTCTCCGCCTACTACGAAGTGTTCATCAATCTCCCGTGTTTGCCCATTAGCTGCGGCATGAGTCGGTCGAACCTTAGCGTCTTCACGAGACACCCAATCCTTTTGAACCCACACACCCAACGAGTTAGCAGCTTCCCACGCACCGCGTTCAAGCGCGGTGTGGGCCTCCGTGCGAGCAATTCTCATCGCATAGCTTTTTGTGGTCAAGATACTAACGATGTTCTGCCTTACCTGCATGGGAGTTTCCCCCGACGCAAGTTCAGCATTGATCCTACTACGCAAGAATTGCTCGATCAATTCCGCCCGTTGCCGTGAATAACGACGCAACTCAGGACGGATAAAGTTCATCAAGAACTCGAGTTGTTCGTTTTTTTGACCCGTTAAACGGATCAGGTGCATCATCCCGTCTCGCATGATGGTATCATGAAAGCGAAATATCAGGTCCTCTAAACCCGTGCGCCACGTGTCGATTGCAACAGCGATCATCACTTGAGGCTGAGGCGACCAGCGTTCGTTGATATGACGAGCCAGGAGCGTATTTGACGCATAAACGCTGGTGAACATGCGTTGTTCGTGGCGAATGAGCAACTGGCTCGGTATAACGTGCTCGCCACGAAGCATCAGTCATCTCCATCAAACGGGTCATCCGAAGAAGGCTCTTTGCCATCATTAGGGTCAGGCTTGGGCTTTTCAGCATTGAGAGGCATCTCATTCATCGGCCCGAAGATAGCGGTGCCCACTTCCTTGTCCGTGTATTTGTCATAGCCGATGGCTTCACGCTTCTCGTCGACCGTCAGCACCTTAGACTCGTTGACCCGTTTCCACAGTGCTTCACGTTCATCAGACAGGGCCTCAAGGCTGTCGAGGTCGGTGATGACTTCGAACTGTTTTCCGTAGGTAGGCTGAAGGAAAGCGGTCAAGTCGCCGCAGACATGGGTCACGAGCGGGATAACCGTTTGACGGTAAAGCGCTCGAACTGCTTGACTATAGTTGGTATAGGTGTTGTCACCTGGGATGCCCAGCAGTTGCGGAGGAACACCGAAAGACAGGGCGATGTCACGAGCCGATTGGTTTTTGGCTTCTGTGTGCTCCATGTCTTTCGGTGCGAGGGACATTTCTTTCCAATCCAAGCCCCCATCAAGCAGCAAGGGCCTGCCGGCGTTTTTCGCCCCTTGATACTTTTCCTCCAGCTCCGTCTTCAGTCGCGTGAACTGTTCATCGCTGAGCGCTTCGGTTCCCGACTCCCCGCCAGAGTATACGAGAGCCCCCGAAGGTCGAGCCATATTGTCGAGAAGCGCTTTGCTGAAGACGTTGGACTGGTTGTGGACGTCGATGCTGTAGGCCGCCGGTTCAACCGGTGATAGGCCATAATGATCGTCCGTCGGATGAAACTCTTTGATATGGAGTATCGGCAGTTGCGAGTTCACCCCTCCGGTTACCGGATATTCAACCTCTGTTGACCCCGCGGTGTAGGTGTATTTGACCGGATACCCTTTCGGACCAGGAGTAACTCTCATGCGGTCAGGCCGAAGGATGAACAACTCACGAATTTTTTGGTCAAGAATGTTCGGCTCAACATAGACGTTGCCGGCAAGAAGTAGAAATGAATAAAGCCGAACGAGCAGCTCTTGACGTGACTCGAAGGGGTTGGGTCGTTTCATCAAGTCAAGAAAGGGGTGAGTCTCAAGCTCTTTGTCGCCCTCACGAATGAGAAATGGCATCTGAGCAGCTGCTTCTGCAATCAGTCGAACACAGCGGTAAGAGACCGCGTTCATCTGATAAGACTCTTTGGACAGTTTGGCGTAGTCACGAGGGGTCCAACTCGGACGCCCCATCGTTTGCATGTAGACAGCTCGGCCCGTTTTGGAGGCCTTAGTCATTCTTTGTTGCATGGTTTATGCCTCCGAGGCGGATCAATCCGTGCTAACGTATCACGGCGACCGCGAGGCCGTCAACCTTTTTATGGCTTACGTTTCGCGCGTTATATGCTTAGAGTGATCGAATGCGCGGCTCTTGTTGCTTGCGATTGCTCAGTTCTGCCAATGCCCAAACAAGAGCGTCCATTCTGTCAGGGCTTTTGCCTTCCACAGTGCCTGACGGATCGAAGTCACACATCTGATCTTCAAGAGTGCTGAAGCTGCCGACGTGATGCACTCGACCTTGCTCATACAAACCGGCAACAGGTTCAGCCCTGATCCATTTACCTTTTGAGGCTCTCACCTTGATGACCTTGACTGTGGGATCGACGGAACGGATAACACTCTCAACCATGTCACCGCCTTGGTTCACTTCGCAGACGATGGCATTGGCTTGGTGTTTGTAGTATTGCGAGATAGCTTGCGCTGCCCAGCCTTCGGGGCTTCGACCTTGAACACTGGCGTCACTGTGGATGTAGAAATGAGCGTGGTTGGTGTTCGGGATGTCACGGCTCGCAGTGATGATGCCGCACTCGTCCGAGTTGCTGTTGCCCGTAGTCGGCGGATCGACTCCGACGATGGTGTAGTGCAGGTCTGGTGGCACTTCGCCTTTTCTTTTGCGGCTCTGTTCGATCAAGGGCATGTGGAACAGTGCGTTGGGGTTGTCGTCTAGGATTTCGGCGTTGAGTTCTTGCCGGCCAAGTCGAGTGCCTTCATAACTGCTGACGATGGCTTCGCGAAAGCTCTCTGCGAGATTGTCAAGGTTATCGTAAGTGTGCCCCTTCGTGATGAGTGTGGACTTTCGCTTGATGATCTGCTTGAGCAATTTGGTGGGTTTGGGAGTGGTGGTGATGCACTGTACCGGTCTCTTTCCAAGGCGTAGGCCAAACTGCAACTGATCCCAAGCTTCCTGCTGATACCGCCACTTGCATAGCTCGTCGAGCCAGGCTGCATCATGTTGTGGTCCTCGTAGTGCTTCAGGGTCATCGGCGGAGTAGATTGTCGCTCGTGCCCCGTTCGGCCAGGTAAGACGCTTTTTACTCGGCTCATAGTTCGGCCTATTCCACGGAGGACATACGGCCATAATTCCTGACTCACCTTCCACCATAACGTCTCGAGCATCGCCTGCGTCCTCCGCAACTAGGGCTATTCTTCGGTATCGGTAGTTTTCAACCAAGCTCCTGACCCATTCAGCGCCGGATCGTGTTTTGCCAAAGCCTCGACCTGCAAGAATTAGCCACGTCAGCCACGAGGTTTGCGGTGATATAGTCGGCGGCAGTTGCCGCGGACGTGCCCAAAAGCTCCACTGATATTGCAACAGCATAGCTTCCTCGTCAGTCAAAGCCGAGAAAAGCTCCACCAGTTTTTCTGGATCGACTTGTTGCTTGAGCTGGTGAAGGCTGAAATTACTCAGACTCATTTATCACCTCCGCGTCGATGATGTCGGGGTTTTGCGGCGGCAGCGATGGGGGCGTGACGCCGAGCATGGTCGACATCTTGTCCAGCAGTTGTTCCGCTGCGCCTTCGAACTTGTGGACATGGTCGACGGTTTGTCTGTCGCTGAACTCGTCCATGCGACTTTTGGCCAAGAACATCAGCAGCTGGTCGCTGTACTCCTGCTTGTGGCCGACAACTTTGCCGTCGTGATAGATCGCTCGCTTGACGCCTTCAACACCGCGCCGATGAATTTCCGCACGGATCACGTCATCGCCGTCAGCTCGAGCGTCCTGGTAATCCTGCTCGAACGTCGGGTCCAGGTCACGGCGTCGTTTGAAATACCGGGTCCCGCATCCACAGGCTGCAGCAGCGTCCTTGTTCGTGAAGCCTTCGCGGATCAGCGCCAGGTACTGCTCGCGCATTTGGGTATCAAACCGGCCCTTATCGTAGGCCTGCTTTCGCTTGATGGTAAGCTTCTTGCCAGACGGCAAAGTTATCTGCGCCTTTTGGGGGGCCCGTTTGTCATTGATGAGATATGGACTCTTCCTCGCAGTTTTTCTGGGCATGAGCTGGTCCTCGTGGTGGTTCGAGGGCCACTATAAGAGATTAGTTGTAGTCTTGTCAACGGCGAAGTGTTAGCGCCGGCGGCGTCTACGTTGGTGGACTCGCGCGTATATGTTTTCCAAAGCGGGTAGGTTTGGGTGTTTGTGTATCCACATGCCGGTGTTCGGGTCGAAGTGGCGCTGAAAGAACCTGTCGAGGCGATGATTGCCCGTGGCGATGTTGCGCTGTTCGTGGACTAGTTGGCTGAGTTCGTCATAGTCGTGATCCGACATGATCGGCTTGCGATTGAACTCGTAGGCCCAAGCGGCTATGCTAACTCTGATGCGAGCTCTCCTGACTCGTTCGACTAACGTGGGCTTATACATGGAAGCGCTCGTGCAGTCGTGCCGCTTCCTTCCACAGGAGGATGTATCGGCTTTTGGGTAAATCCTCGGGAAACCGGATGATGGCTTTCATTCCTCGGATGTTTTCGGGTGCGGTGTTTTGGCTCATGAACCGGATGATGACTTCACGGCGCTCGTTCGGCACTCGCGGACCGACGATGCTCAGCAGGTCCGTGAAGTAGTGCGGTTCAGGGGTGAGTGGGTGGGAGGTGGCTTCGAGGTAGGCCTTTTGGGCTTTCGGGTATGTCGGATAGACGAAAATCACTGACTGGTAGTCGACGGTGAGAAGTTTTTGCAGTGTGTGGTGGTCAGGGGTCATGATCGTTCTCCTAGTTTGTGTGTTCGAGTGTATCGAAAGCCTGCACACGGGTCAATACCGATTGTCTTGTTAAAGAGAAGCTAGGGGGCCAAAACCTTGGGGCTACGGATCGGTACCAGTCCCCGGGTCAGGGCCGCGGCCATAAAAAAACCGCCCCGCCCATGCAGGCGGCGGCGGCGAGTAATAAGTGTGCAGGCGGTTACGTAGCGCCGTGACCGAGCACAGGCATCGTGGCGATGGCGGTCGAGAAGTAGTTGCGGTATTCAGGTTCCTCATTAGCGCGCAAGCGCGGCAGCACCACGTCGTCGGCGTAGTCTTGTGCGGCCTTGTGCGACACATGCACCGAGTGGTGCACGGTGTTGCTGAACTCGTGGTCGGCAGTAATCGTGAGGATGGCGACGAATGAATTGGTCATGGCATGTGCTCCTGTGTGTGTGGCGTTGTGACGGCGCGTGAGCGCCGCCACGTTGTCGTGTTGTGTTATGCGTCGAGCAGGGCGGCAACGGCTTTGCGCGTTGTCACGTTGTCCTTGAACACATGCTTGGCGCCATCGGCGAACAGGGGTTCCCACTTGTCGATATTGCGACGAATGCGCGCGCGCAGTGTTTTCGGGTTGATGTCATGTTGCGCGGCGAGGTCAACGGTGGTGAACGTGTTGCCCGACGCCTTCGCCTTCGGTGCCTTGTCCTTCGTCGCGTCGGTTTTCGACGCAGCTTTCGTTGTCGCTTTTTTCACGATTGGCGCTGTCGCTTTTTTGCCAGCTGCCGCCTGACGTTTGCCAGCTTTTGTTGTCGCAACGCCCATTTCAATTTTCGTCACGGGCACGTCGGCGGCAGACGCTTTTTTCGGTGCGCGCGGCGTCGGTGCGAGCGCGGGCATGTTCGAAGCGTCGGC